AAATTTTGTAATGGCACCTTGTATACCTTTATATTTAGATGCATTCTTTTTAATCCATTTATCTACATCTTTAACAACTGAATTTTCTAATCTTTTTAAATTTTTTACATTAAGTTGATGAAGAGTATTTAACTGAGGTTTTTTCTCCAATCTATTTTTTATAGAATTGGCTATTTTACCAATTTTAGCGTCTTCAGGATTTTTATATTGTTTTAAATACTCTCCCTCCGTAATTTTCATTGAATCATACAAATCTTTATTATTGTTATAAATATTTGTAGCTATTTCCATTTTAGTTAAACCTTTTTTTAAATCTTCAAGTAAATCGGCATATGTATAATTTGTAAGCCATTTACTCATAGCTGCTTGGGTTTCATATTTTCCAGGAATGGTTGTACCCGCTAATCTAATTTCATTCTTCGGTGCAAATGGCTGTCTCTGCAACCCACCATGAGCATTCGGTCTTCTGAACGTTACATCCCAGTCTTCTAGAGTTTCACCAGGTTGTAAAAAGGAATCTGGAGATTGCTCCAAGTCAGGAGTGTTCATGTTAGTTAGTTCAGCAACTTTAAACTTTTCACCCAGTGTTTTAAGTGGTGAAGTTACATTATCAGCTGATTCTAAGTTTCCAGTAGATGGATTAAATATAAATCTCATTAGCTTCCTAATAGCACGTTTATTCTATTTGTTAAACTTCTTTGCATTTGTTTTCTTTGACTCTGTGTGTAATCTGAGTATATACCCAAACCTTCAACGACCATTCTAAGTCTTTCCAGTAAATCATCCAAATCTGATGGAGATGCATTTGTTATAGGTTGATAACCTACAGATCCAATAGTTTGAGGAGCTGTTTGGTCTTGATCCAACAATCTTAAGATTCCTTCCATGTCATCATGACCTTCGTCCCAATCTTCATCTATAATATTAGAACCACCTTTTCCCCATCCGCCAGCAAAATAACCAACACGTCCACCTTTAGCATATAAACCTTCATCTGGATCATAATCTGGATCATCAGGATCAAAATTAGGGTCTTCTCTATAAGGTCTGTTATTTTTGTAATCCCATCTATCTGATGGATCTCTTTGATTAACCCAATCGTTTGTATCGGTAAAAATCTGATCTTGGTCTTGTTTAGATATACCTTTGTATCTACCTTCACCTTTCAACACCTTATTTACTTCCTTAAGCGCTTCAACCGGTTCTAAAGTTTTTATATATTCAATATGATCAGTGATTGTATAAATTACGGGTTTTTGAGTTTTTTTCCACGGTCCTTGAATCACGTTGCTGTCTAATTCTAAATTGTCTCCTACTTTAGCAGTGATCCCTAATTTTTCCATCATCTCATCATAACCTTCATCTCCAGGACTAAGAACTTTATATGACTCCTGCTCCATGGCTTCAGCTATATTTTTAGGTGAGCTAGTATATTTCTTATAAGCTTCAGGATAATTTCTTTTTAAAGCATCTAAATATCTTTCCTTGTGAATGTGGTTTTGAACAATAGCGTCCATTCTATTTTTTGCTCTATCTGCTTCACTCATATCGAGATTACTATAAAAATCATCACCACTTTTAAAAATATTTATACTCTCTTGTGCATCATCAGCATGGGCCATTAATTCTACTTCATCCAGGTAATCTAACGCGTTCTTCGGTCCGTCAACCTTGATTGGTTTAATATTCTTAGCTTTCATCCAATCGACCATCGCCGTTGGACCAATAAATGTATCATCCATGCCTTCTAAGCCTTCATCAAGTTTATCGAAAATTTCATCACCAAAATGGTATCTCCAGATTCTTGGTGGATCAGGAGCAAACATATCGGCTCCAGCCCAGTGATATTTGCCTTCTTTTAAGCTTGTATAGATTTCATCATCAAGTTTAATGATCCCCGCTTCGTGGAGCTTGGTTAATTGGTAAGATAAACCTCTATATTGGTCCGATCTTCCTTCATAAGCTCTACCATGCCATTTTTTCTTAAATTTCTCCTCTCTAATAGCTTTTTCTTTTGCTTCTTTCTTAGCAATGTTTTCTGGCTTCATTTCATCAGCTAATTTTACTATATCTTCCATTTTAGCTTGTAATGAACCTGTAATTCCAGTATCACCAACAAAATTTACTTTTTGTTCAGTATTCATAACGTCAGATGGGTTTATTCCATCTTTTCTTAAGACATCAGCTGACTTAATGTTGTTAGCTTTTAACATTTTAAGAATTCCAACGTTATATTCTAAATTTTTTAATTGTTCTCTTCCTAACTTAATTCCTTCGTCATCAATCTTCTGTAAGATTTTCATAATGTCTTTCATTATGTCATCTTCGTAATTTTTAAATAAAAAATATTGTCTTTCTCTAGACATTCCTTTATTAGCAAGACTATATTGAGTTTCATTCATTGGATTTCTAAAACGAATTCCAATTGCTGGGTGATTACCAATTTGTTCTCGGGTTAGAAGTTTTAAAACTCCACCCTTCTCTTCATTTTTTCTTAAATATTTATTGATGAGTTTCATTAACTCATCGAAAGTGCCTCTACTAGCCATAATACTGCCTTTTTATATCAGGAAGTTTTTCTTCAACATAATCCTCAGGGTGTTGAATTAATCCACCTTGCCTGAATCTCATAACTGCTTGTGTTGTGCTGTCCACAAGGTCATCGTGATCACCATGTGGAAAAGCTGCGCATTCCTCGATCACTTCATCCGCAAACTTTTGAGTGGGCGCCCATATCGTTCCGCTTTCAAATAGCGGTGCGACCGAGTTAACACGAACATGTTTATCATTTCCTTTGCTCGGTGTAAAGTTAACAACTGGAATATCCATCTGTCTTAATTCATAGGTTAAGGGCAGTCCAGCGGCCTTTGCTTCTATCAAAACTGTCTCAGGATCCCAGTATTTATACGCTGCAAGAGCCCTTCTACGCAATTCTGGGAATTCCCAACGTCCTTTTATAGCGTCTAAAAGCATTAATCCTTGTTTTGGTTCGTTCGGATCGGGTCTAAATATGCCCCAAGTGGTAATTGCACTAAAATCGGCTGTTTCTTTTTTCAAATATGCGGTATCGTACGACTGAATTACGTGTTCTAGCGGTGGAACCCAGTCTTTTGTCCATTTTTGCCACCATTCTCGCTTAATTAACGCTCCTTCTTCTGATGTTGGCTTTTGCATCCACTGTGCATTCCATTTTCCAACCGGTAAAGTTGCTTTTACTTTCTCTAATTCGTCTAATTTCCAATATTGAGGCCAAACTGCTTTAGCTTTTTTAGTACCATCATCCAAGATTGCCGGAAATTCTACAACTTCCCACTGATCCGACTTAACTTCACCTTGATTTTTTAATAAAATTCCAGTTAAGTCTTTTGTTGACCACCTTGTCATAACTAAAATTATTTTTCCACCTGGTTGAAGTCTTTGACGTGGTCCTGACGTGTACCATTCGTACGCATTCTCCATTGCGGTTTCAGATAGTGCATCTTGCTCCGAGTGTGGATCGTCAATAATTAATAAATCAGCTCCACGGCCCGTGATTGCTCCTCCAACACCAGCGGCGAAATATTCACCCCCCTGGGCTGTCTCCCAACGGCCCGCTGCTTTAGAGTCTTCTTGGAGTCTAGTTTTAAAAATTTTAGAATATTCTTGGGAGTCAATTAAATGTTTGGCTTTTCTACCAAAACGAATTGCAAGTTCCCCTGTGTGAGTTGCTTGAATTATTTTTAATTTTGGATTACGGCCCACCATCCACGCTGGAAGCAGGTAAGATGCAAATTCTGATTTTGTATGCCTAGGTGGCATATTCACAATTAGCCTGGTTATCTCGCCTGTGGCTAATTTATTAAATTTTTTTGCAATGTGCCTGTGATGGGGCCCCTCAATGAATTCTGGCCATACGCACTTAACAAAAGATAGAAAGTCGTCTTTAGCTTTGTTCTGTATCTTTTTTTCAGCATGCATGACCTGATATCGTCTGAATTGCTTCCGGACATCTGCAGGTAACTTGCTAATATCAACATTATTCAAGTCCATGGTACCAAAATGTTTTTAGCATGATTGACTGTCTAAATCAAGCCATATATCTAAAAGCAGTGGGACCCCTTTCTTTTAATCCGGGATCGATGTTTCTCTATATATAAGTTTGAAGTTTCAAGCGGGTCCTACTTAATTTAATGTGCCACGCGTCGCAAGACGCGTGGCACTTGGACACCTAGTGTAGTTTGCCTTTATGTTTATCTATCACTAAATCTTTTATCTCTTGTGTTTGTGGGTGTGTCCACATCATATCGTGTACCATATCCATATTAGATAGTAGTATGATATGTGCTATTTCTTCTTTAGTAAAGTTAGAGTTCTTACAATCTCTCAATACTTCTACTCGTCTAGCGAACGCAGTCTTGTCGTCCTTATCTTGTCTTGCTTGAGATAAGAAAGCAACTGCATTTAATAGCTTTGGTTGTAGATAGTTTGGTAGATTGTCAAACATTTCTTCTAACTTATCTAAAAGAAATAGTTTATCTTTCGTGCTTGGTTTTGTCATTGTGTCCTTTCATTTAATGTATAGTTTCTATCATTATACTGTTCCTCGGTCAATGGTCTTTCTTCCTTGGTTACTTTATTAACAAAGCGCCAATTAAGTGTTGTTCCCTCGCGCCAATTATAATCATAGTCTTTAACCCACGCATTATTAGGACCAAGAATAATAGGTTGAGTTGTTCTGCCAAAATGGTCTAAAGCCATTTCGCCAAATTGTTTAAACCAATCATCTTGACATTGCGTTGAACAAGCATTTCCCCCCATATAATAGAAGTGACTTCTTCTTCTAGTTTGATTTGTTTTATTTCCTTTAGGTCCTCTTATTCTATCTTTAGTATAATAAGTATGACATTTAGGTCCTTGGCAATATTTTAATTTACTCATTGTTTTTACTCCTCTCAAAAGATTTGTTTAATTGTTCTAGTTTAAATAGTTTTATTTCTGCTTGTCTTTCAAAATGTGCTGAAACAAGAAATAAAATAAAACCAAAAACGATAAGCCCAATACCTATGTATAAAATTAAATTATAATCAATCATTTAATCCACCACATATCTGTTGCTTGTCGCCAACCATTTGCGTCTAAATCCCAATAAGTAAAACATTTAATACCTTGCTTATCTGTTCTAGTTTTTGAGCCCTCTCTATTGTCGCCATTTCTAGTTATAAACTTTCCATATTTTTTTGCGTAATATGAAATCTTAAAAGTTATTGTATTATTATTATCTGTCATAGTGTCCTTTCTATTTATGTGTGGGATTATAACACGAAATCCCACACATTGTCAATCTATTAATTACTCATAGATTTGGCTTGATTATGCTCGTATAATAATCTCGCCTTTATTTTATCCTCTCTACTGATATTTTTATTCTTCATTCCCTTAATCCTATCAGCTAGATTTTTAGGATTATAAATAGTTAATCCAGTAGAATTAACTCTTATAATTTCTGCGTCATTGACAGATAAACCAAGTTCAGTACAAAGTTCAATCGCCTCATCTAAATAACGATAACCTTTTAAACCAAGTTTAATTTCTTTCATTTGGTTTAAAATGCTCTCAATCCATTTTTGATGTGCAATTATTAATTGCCCTTTTGCTTGTTGCCAAAAAAGAAATACTTGAAACTCCTCTTTTGCAACTGCGATTTGTCTATCACGACAATACTCACGACCAATTAAATCTAGTTCATAATCATTATCCCATTGTTCAGAATAACTTGTAAGATTATCATTAGAATAACTGCTATTCATTCCAAGATACTTGTCATTTGCGTCTTGAAATTTTTGTTCGTGAGGATTTCTGTCTTTACCTAACATTTCAATATTGATATCTGGATTGCAACCCTCTTGTGCTTTAAGTTCATCACGAAAATAAGCATAAGCAAAATTTCTTCCACTATCATCAAGATTAGGTTTTTGTCCTTCTCTTTCTTGTCTATCAACACCATTAATGTCGCCACCGATTTTAAAGTCAAAGTGTTTAGTTTCATACTTATCATCTTCTTCAAGTATGTTTCCTCGTTCATCAACTTTTTCTTTTGTTTTCATATAACCAAAATGAAAACAACTATCTTTAGCGATTGTATTAACATTAGCATATTTGTCTTGCAAATAGTGTGCCATATCAACATCTTCTTTTGGATATTGTCTTGAAACACATTGTTTTGCAAGTTCCCAAGTTTTATCTTGTAATGCCTTAAAGTTTGCTTTAAGTTCCATATACTTTGATTTCTCTTGGGTATCTTCTTGTTCAAGATGAACACGCATACGATTTGCTATCTTATTTCTGTATTCTGTATTCAATCTTATTCTATGTTGTTTGTGCATATTGTCCTTTCTATTATTTAACATAATTTTATTCTTTTATACCTTGACAATAGGATAGTCAAGCATTAAATATGATGAATCGAAATAAAAAAACAATAGTTTATTTTATTAGATAGAGCAGGATACTGGTGGCTAACAGAAGTAGATTGAAAGAGATCCAAAATGTTGAGTTCATCAGTACCAGAGCTCTGGACCAATTTAGGTGGGAAATATAAAACCCTATAGCTAAGGGAGACGCTTTCTGGGTGGCCTCCGGTAAAGGTGGGTAATAACACAGCGCCCGCGCCCTCGCGCCTGGTCCATATGAAAGAATTATGAGATTAAAAAGAGTTTATAAAATGATAAGTGCTACAGCCCCTCCAGGTATACCTATAGAGCGTGGTATGGTAGCCTCCTGGATCCCAGAGACTAGTCAACCTGGGTCCAGGGAATATGACCAAATTATGGGATGCTCTGCACGTAATGCAGATAGGCCTGTTGCCCGGGCTATTAAAACAAAGCACGCCGGCCTCAATGCATCCCGCCAGATTAAAAAAAATAATATAACCCAGCTCCAAGCCTCAGGCGGCGGGCCGGACCGGAGCCACAAGCAACAGGCAAAGAAAGTTGTTGACGGCAGCTGTGGGACCTGGTAACTTGAGATCAGAAAGGAAAACATGAAACAAACAATAACTTATAATAATAAAAAAATGAAACTGCCTTATACGTTGTCTGCAGGTGAGACGTCGACTGAGATGGTGACACGTCAGAACCCATTCAGTGGTGAGTCTATTAAACTGCCCGAATTCGCGGCTGTGATATATGATAAAACAATTGAGTTAAATCTGAAGGCAGAGCAGAAGGACAGGGAGACTAATCAACCTCCAGGAATTTCTGAACATCAAAAAGATTGGCAATTAGTAAGAGATGGAATTAATTTTTTTCGTCAATATTTTGCCAAAGAATATATGGTGCTTTTAGACTAATGGCAAAAAGAATAAAACATAATGACTTAACTCATTATTTCTTGCGGGAGCACTCAACGCTCCCGCGGGCCTACCTGCGCAAATGTGAGAAGTTTTTCCAGTCTATTCAGGACCGATTGATCACAAAAAAAGATGCCGCTTTTTTATTTAAAAAAGAAAGTAAAAAATGATACACAAATTTATAGTCACGTACAGCGTGGATGACAGTATACCCATATGTCCTGATCACCTGCACAAGCAGCTGGACCGGGCGGTCCAGATGCTGCAGGGAGACATCGACGCGAAGGAGCTCCCGGGCTTCCACAGCCTCAAGCTTCAGGCGTGCGGTCCATGGTTCCCGGCTGAGATGAAGCCTATATATTTTAAACTAGAGCCCCAAGCCTCAAGCGCCAAGCAACAAGCAGCAGGCGCCATGAAATTGACACAATTAAATGATATAGAAGAGATATAGAAAGGAATTTATGTTAGTAAAAGAAGCACAAAAAATAGTAGGCGGTTTAAGCAAGCCCGGTAAAATGCCGGGCCCCGCAATCAACCTGCCGGCCTGGGCCTGTAAGACTGGCGCCAAGCTGGCCAAGATCCCAGGCACGCCTTGCTTTGGCTGTTATGCCCTGAAGCTCCGGTACGTCTGGCCTAATACAATTAAAGCAATGAACAGGCGCCTGGCAGCTCTGGCCAACCCGCTGTGGGTCCAGGCCATGACAACGCTGGTGAAGCGCGCCCTGTGGTTCAGGTGGCACGACTCCGGAGATGTCCAGAGTCACAAACATATGAATGATATTTTAGAAGTTGCCCGCTCATCTCCAGGCACGAAGCACTGGATGCCAACACAGGAGCGTCAGTTCCTGCCGGACCGCGCAGCTGTACCAGATAATATGATTATAAGATTAAGCTCAAGCAAAGTGAACGCCGGACCTTCTGGCGCGTGGCCGTGGACTTCATCAGTCACAACGGACCCTGAACAGGTGACATGCCCAGCCTCTAAGCAAGGCAATAAATGCAGAGACTGCAGAGCCTGCTGGGACCGGGACGTGGCCCATATCGTATACCCTAAACACTAAACTCATGACTCACTGCTGGCGACACCCCAAGTACTACAAAGAACTAAGAAAGATCCGAGCTACAAGCTTCAAGCAGCAAGCCCCGGAGGACCAGCCACAAGCTACAAGCAAACCGGAACCAGAACCTAGTTCGGGTCCAGGTTCTCAAAAGCCTCAAGCAACAAGCTCCAAGCTTCAAGCTTCAAGCCACAAGCGTTGAAGCCGCAAGCTTCAAGCTCCATGATCATGGATCCTGGAAAAAGTTTCAGGCACCGTTGACCGAGGTGCCTGGCTAAGATGAAAGAATGTTTTGGATGCTTAATATGGAAGCTAATTTGGTGTGGACTGAAGCGTATAGTTTTACCCTTCGTTACTTTTAATTCTACTGTGAAAAAGTGGCCAGAAGTATTGTAGCCCAATAGATCAGGAGTACCGAGACCACTGAGATTTTCAAGCCTTGTCCAGCTAATTTGTGGAGTATGCTTACGCAAATCTTGATATAATTTTCGCTCGGGCGCCATTTCATTTTTGAGGTAATCCTGTGGTTCTAAAGAATGATTTTCGGCGTCTCTTTAGCAGGAAATAATACAACACGCAAGGGTTCTTTTGTCCCAATGATGTTATTATGTTGAACCTCAATTTTTTTTATCTCAGCAATTTTATTTTGATTTAAGTGGACGTATATCTTAGCATCTCTAATGCTAGTTCCTTTTTTACCATCTGTAAACTCACCTAGAATATTCTGTAAATCTTTTATATACATTACATTCCTGCTTGTCTTAATCTGTCAGTTAAGTTAGCATTATCATCAGCTAGAATCTGATTGTCTCTTCTTAAATCTCCATTAAGTTTTTTGTGAGATTTATTAATATCTTCTAACTCTTTGATTCTTTTCTTAAGAGTCTCACTAGTCTCATCAGTCTCACGAGTATCATTCTCAAATGATTTATCTGAATCGAAATCTTCAGGTCTTTCCATAACAATTTGTTTAAAACCATTAAGTCTTACGTTCTCCTCAGTTTGCTCGGATAACTCCATTTTTAATTTCTGTATTTCTCTTTTTAACTCTTCTATTATAATAGACATATTTGACTTTTACCTTAAATTACTTTAATAGTCAATATATGGGAGTACCAAAAAGATTAACTGAAATGCAAAAGAGATTCTCTGAGTATCTTGTCTACAATGAAGGCAAGACTACAGCCAGGGAAGCGGCCATTGCGGCTGGCTATAGCAAAGATAGAGCTAGTGTTGAAGCAAGTGAATTGCAAAATCCTAAACTGTCTCCGTTGGTAGTTAAATACATTGGAGAATTGAGAGAAGAGAATCAAAAGAAATATGCAATAGACTTTGAGAGACATATAGCTGAACTCGCTAAGATTAGAGAGCTAGCTATTAAACGTGGTAGTTTTTCCTCAGCTGTGAATGCTGAAGTCAACAGAGGTAAAGCCGCTGGATTATATATTGAACAGAAAATAATTAAAACTGGTAAACTTGAAGACATGAGTGAAATGGAATTAGAAGCTAAGATGAAACAGATTATAAGTGATTATGCACCTATACTTGATGCTAAGCCAATTGAAGAGATTAAGAAAGAAGTTAAGGCAATGCCTAAACCTAAAGATACTGAAGGATTAACAACTCTTAAGAAAGTTTCACCAACTTCTTCACACAAGCAGTCGGAATCATAGTCCTATCTCCAAACGTGAACTCATTACTGTCCGGATCTTTATCGTAAGATGCAAACAATTTAATTGCGTCCTTGTCTTTTGAATATAACCAACCTTCATTCACAGGATATGCCAATTTCATTTTATTAAAACCTTTTTCATCAGCCCAACCCGAGTCACTCAAAATATCAATCCATTCTACACGTACTCGTTGATAAGGTATACTAGGAACTGGAGCAACTTCTACGCTTTTTCTTCTTGCTCTTGGTTTTCTTTTTTTTGGTTTTCTTTTTGGCATTTAAATGTGAATTGTGTTTGCGATTGAATGCAACCATCCAATCTTCTTTTTCTTTTCCCATATGCACATAACCCACCCCCTATATAGCATATGAAAACTTTTGAGCAACTTCAAAATAGTGAATCGCGCGCGTGTATTGTGCATAAAAGTAGAAAAGGTAAGTAAAAAGTAAGGTACTTTTGCTAGTAATATCAATGGTTTAAGACCATTCCTTACTATTCTACCTTTTTCAGAGGTGTTTTGTTTTTTGTTATGTATAAAAGTTTCTATATCCCTATATAGTCGTAAGAGTGTGGCATAAATGCCACACCCAACCAAGTCGATAGCAATTCGCGTATTGTGAGAAAGGGGTGAAACCGTCACACGAACTGCTTTAAAGGTTGTCGACACAACCCGAAAGGACTGACGGGCCCCAGCTTGTAATGAATTATGCGCCATTAAAGAAATCTTCAGGACTTACATGTACTTTTGCCTGCTCCTTCTCATCACGTTGCATTTCATAATATTGATCTAATCGCTTCAAGAAAGCATGACGCCATCTTCGCATGTCATGGTCTTGAAACCTGAATTCTTGTAAATATAGGTCAGGAGTACATACCAATATTACTCCTTGTCTAATGCTAGAGCCATACATTTGGTCATGAGCCATAGCATATGCCGCTACCTGTAAATAATAATCTTCTATCCATTCTTGTTTTTTAGGGCGATTCGCTTGCTTAAAGTCAACGATAGTTTCCATGTCATTATGTAAACAAACTAAATCTGTACTGCCTGCGTATAATCCTGTATAGTGTACTGTAACTTCCGAGCCAAAATACTCTGTGACCGGAGTTAACCCAGTGTCAATAATTTTTTGAGCCATCGGTTTAGCCTCTTGCCCAATAGGTGTAAGGTCTTCGTACCCTTCACCGATGACGTGTTTTTCCAAGAACTTATGCATGGCAGTCCCTCGCTTCGAAGAATGATTCTTGATTTCCTCTGCTCTTTCACTACCGACCCTTTTTATCCATGCGTCTAGGTACTCTTGTTTCTTTGTCTTTGCAAGTATTGTTGTAACGCTCGGTGCTCTCATACCATCGACCTCATAGATCCGTGATCCTTGGTCCGTTATCTGTGTACCTTGTCTATACTTATATTTATCCGATTTCTTCATTCTTTTTTTTCCATTCCCAATAGCCTTTAACCCAGTTACTCGGTTCGCTATCTATATCTTTTAATAATTTTTTAGTCTCCTTTAATTTTTCTTTCTTAGTCTTTTTTTTAAAAATTTCATCCCATCTATTTCTATACAAATCCGTGGAAACCCTTGATTTTCCATCCCATTTTGTACCTTTAGAATTCTTACTCATACTACAAATCCCAACATAAATAGACTTAGAAGAACCATGAATCCTAGGCCTCCAAATATTAATATAAAAATTTTATCTTGATCCACTTAACACTATCCTTGTTGCGCTGGTCCATGGATTCAAATCATAATCTTTCATAGCACACCCACTAGTGAAGACGATCAATGTGATCGAAAACAGCATAAGGGTTATACTGATCTGTTGCCAGTTGTTCATCTACTTCTATCTCTCCTTCTGATTTACAATTAGTACATTGTACTACTGAATGTTTAGTTAAAGCCCATCTCCATATACTAAAGATTGGCGTCTTCTTTTTTATATATCCGTTACCACTACATTGTGGACAGATCATTTTATGTTTTATACTCTTTTTGGTAGGTTTCGATTCCATTTCATATCCTTTTCAAATTGTTTTTGGGCTTCCCAAAAGTTAGTTCCTCCGTGAATATTTTTAAAAAATTTTTTTCTAGCTTTTATCTTAACGAATAACTTTCTAATTATATAATCAGGATCCTTGCCAGCAAATTCACAAACCAATCTGAAGTCTTTATTATTTCTATCTAACCAAGCCAAAGAAATTTTAGCTTCTCTAAAATCGTTCTGAAAGAACGCGTCATGTACCGCTCTTTCCAGTACCGCTACCCATAAGATTCGAGTCCAGTCTGTTTCTCTGGAATCAATTACAGGTAGAGTCTGTGCATTTAATAGATTACTCATGCTTCTTCCCCGATAGTTTACCATTTAAACGTTTCTTTTCTTTAGTAGCTAACGTTTCAACAGTTTTACTGACGGAGAGTTTAACACCGGGTATCTGTGCCTTTGATATTGCAATCAAGTCCGAGTATACCTTATGAGTAACCGATATGTTACGATATTTAGTTATATCTGTCATGCTTCTTCTCCTTGGTTAATTCATTTACTTTAGTTTCCAAAAGTGATACTTTTGCCTTTAACTTAATAAAATCTTTTATAAGATTGGTAAGCAGTGAGATCAATTTCTTACTTTCCATAATTCTTTTTATAGGATAATTTAATAGGATTGTCAATGATAAAGTTAACAGTTTTTTTGTGTTCATTGTATATGAATACTTGTTTAACTCCACACACGTTTGAGGATACATATGCAGATAATTTCTCATGTATGTTGGAAGGGTATCAGAAATCATATGAAAAAATGGTTGAGCTAGGTGCTGAAGAAGTGAATAAATATGGCATATATATTCGTTTTATTTGCCAAGATGGTGAGAAAATAATATTACCTAAGCCAAAACCTAAGCCTGGTTCGTCAACATAGTTGACAATGTGGCGCAATTGTGTTAGAAATGTGGTTCTTCTCACCTTTTGTTCCCGCTTGAACTCTGTTGTCTCTCTTCAGAGAGCGGGACTTTTGGATAATCTATAATTAATTTCCCGTCTAAGTGGTCCATTTCATGTTGTACTACTACAGATGGAAAGTGATAAAACGTTTTGTGTTGTCTCTTACCATGTCTACATATCCATTCTAAATTAATTGATACCGAACGCGGTATTCTATTGTCATGACCAACGCATGATAGGCAACCCTCATCCCATTTCATTTTAATATTATTTTTAGATAGTACTACTGGATTAATAAATACTTGTGGCTTATCTCTTTCATTAGATATATCCATTACAAAAATTCTTCTGTTATAACCTACTTGATTCGCAGCTAATCCCACGCCATTGTGTTCGTACATTGTGTGAATCATCTTCTCTATTAATTCTTCGTTATCAGAACTTATAGGTAAGTCTATATCCTGAGTTGGTTGTCTTAAAAACGTATCAGGTTGTTGCAGTATTTGCAGTTGTTTGTCTTTTGTCATTTGTTTTACTATATTGTTTTGCTTCTTTAAAACACTCTTTAGATTGTTTAAAGTATTCGTTATTAAATAACCATTCCGCGTGTATTTCTAAAATTCTATTTTTCATTTCTTTATTTACATATGCAGCCATAAAAATCTCCACTTCCATCGTGCATTACATGAGCATTAAGTAATTCACTATAAGTTGTTAGTTTTAATCTAAGTATGTCACATAGATTAAAGCAATCTAATACAACTTTTTCTACGAACGATATGTCTTTCATCATTACTTTAGTCACTGGGACTAGATGATACATACCGTCCGTAAGGATTATTAAATCCATTAGATAATAAAAGAATCCGTTCTGTACTTTCTACCATTTACGATAAAGTGTACTACGTTTTTCTTTTTCTTATTAACGTATTCGATCATACCGCTCCACTTGGGTTCGCTGGTTGTCAAAGACTTTAATACTTTTTTGTAAGACATAGCAGCTTTCTTTTCAGGTTCAGCCGCTCCATCTTTAGTTATAGTAAACGTATGTTTCATTAGTTGTATGATAACCTGTCTACTGTATCTTCCCAGGGGTGCTCACCAGTAAAGTCAGGTTGACTACCTATCTCTACTAAGACTTTCCAGTCTTTTCTGTGTTCATCAGGGAAGTGACACAAATCAAATTTTCTCATTGCATCATCGCCACTTTCGGCCTGGACGTATAGAACTACGCCAGTTAT